TTCGTCTGCTAGTTGCCGCGATATCTGATACATCTGTATGTTCTCAGGTGCAGTGTTCGGAAACTTGAGGCCGTTCACTGCTGTGCCCGTTACGCCAGACTGCCGACGGAATATCTTGCCGGGGAAAATGTCCATGTTCTGTCCGGGTACAAGACTAGCTTCGTCTACGTCGAAGACTAGGTTACCAGCCAAAGCTAGGTTATCGATTGCCATACGAACGTGTCCGTTCATCAGCATCTGTGCATCTTCCATATTTTCTGCTACACCAACACCCCAAATCTGATACGGATTAATCTCGAAAGGGAACGACTGAAATGGTATACGTGCAGGGGTAAACGGATTGACTACACACCGTATCACTAATGTGCCACACACCCAGACGTTGACCTGCATCTGGTCGAACTCTGACATGTCTTCTGCACCTTCTAAGCCAGTCTCTTTGGCAAACTCAGAGTCGAGAACACCCCAATATTCTAGAACTTCGTATCTGTTTTCTTGTACGTGAGGTTCTGTTTCGTCTTCACGAATTGTATCTTCGTAATACTTGTCTTCGTAATTCGGACCTTTAGCTAAACACTCTTCGATAGCGTCTGCGTAGAAGTGTGGGCGCATAATCAAGCCACGAAGTTGCTGCCTGTTCATGCGGTGTCGTTGAATAACGTACTCGCAATCTTCTACAGATGTAGCTGCAGGATCAGGATGAAAATCCCAAATGGATACATATTCTATACGAGGCACAGTCCGTTCGTAAGGGGTGTACTCACGTTCACCATCTTGATTACGTGTCCACTTGTGTATGCGCTTGTAGAAGTTAAACGGCCCTTTGACTACTCCAGTGCCATATAGTGATGACTCGAACACAGCCTTACGAAACTCACTCACAGCGTTACTATCTAAAAGCTGATCGTGTATACACTTCTCCATCATACGAGCCTGTTCTTTAGCAGGTTCGAACTGTGGTTCCCCTATTTTAGCAGGTCCGGGGAGAAGCATGTCGCCAAATTCTTTTCCGTAAGAACCTAAAACGTGCGACCCTTGTGCTGACATTCCTCCCGGCTCTAGAGTTCTACCGTCTCCCGGAAATCCATACGGATCTTCTGGAGGACTTACCTCATCCACCGGAGTGCGCATGTGAGCAAACTCCTCTATGCCCTCTGGCATGGGGGTTGGCTCAACAACGATTGGAAACTTCTTATTTGCAAACAAGATGTCTACGATCTGCCCGTAAGCAGCTAAAACCTTAGTCTTCGTTATCTTAATAAAGACTTTAGATCTTTCACTGTCACGATACTGTGTAGTCGAGTCATAGATCCCTCTGAAGTTCTTGTAGGCTTGCAGCCACCGTTGTTCATTAGAAAATCTACCATTTTCTGCATCATCGAATTTTGCTCTGATGTGTCCAGCTAAACCGGGCATTTGCTCATCAGGGTTTACGATGGGAATCGCAGCGTCCTCATCTGGCTCTAAGAAGTTATCAGCCATCTACTTTTCCTTATTAGCTAAAGTAGTTTCTGTCTTCAGCCATAGTATTGAATGAAGCTTCTACAGTAGGCTTGGTTTGTTTTTTAGGCATGTCTTCTGTCAAGACATCAGTTTTAGCACGGGTGTCAAACTCTAGACCTTCCCGGTATAGCTTAGAGGCACCCTCGTCATTATCAACGCTTACTTTGTCTGCGTTCATGATGTACGCTTCGCCATAGTTATAGTTACCAGTTGTGGCATTAGCCATAGGATCACTCCCTGTTGTAATTATGGTTGCATATCTAGAAAGCTTTGATTTACTTCAGGAACAGCTTTCGGTTTCCTGTTTAATTGTAAGGCTGCTTCTACATCACGAAGCGAAGTTGTTGAACCGATAGGTCTTCCCTCATCATCAACATCATCTCTAAGTTCTAAGTCTGCAGCTACACGACTAGCCCCTGTCATCCCATACATGTCAGGAGCCACTCTAGCTTCTGCTACGGCCTCTACGTCGCTAAATGTTATAGGAGCAAACTCACTAGCCCCTGCGAGTGCACCAGCAGTTTGAGCTAGAGGTTCAGGAACACCTGCTTTCGTTGCAGCCTCTGAAACTTTAGAATACGTGCTTTGCGCTGCTACCGCGCTAAGTCCAATTCCAAGTGGTCCTAATGCTTTTTTAACAGGTCCGGGTATCGCTGCAGATAATTTTTCCCATATGCCTAGCTCTTTTAATTTTTCTATTCCCTCTGGAGTCATCGCAGCCATAGGGTCTTGTTTAACAGGATCTATCTTTGCGCGACCACGTTCGTCCGCTGCTATCTCACGTTCTTTTATTTTTTTTCGTGTTTTAGCCCTGATCAACTCTTCATCTACTTGTTCTGCTTTAGCTATGTCTTCGGGGCTTATAGAAGCTTTTGCCTTTATCTCTGCAGCTTCCGCTTCAGCTACAGTTGTTCTAGCAGTCGCTTGTCGTGCTTGTTCTTCAGCTTGAATTGTTTTTTTCTGATCTTCAATTAGTGCTGCCTTGTCTTCATCAGACAAAAGATCTAAGTCTATATTTTTTTCTGTGGTGCCAAATTTGCCAACAGCAAAGTTAGAGGGATTTTCAAGAAGCTTGGGAATATCTGTTGCAGGTGCAAGCCCCGCATAATTTTTGCGAAGAATACTGTCGTTGACATGCCCCATCATTCCCTGTACAAGACCATCTGCAACATTGTACTGATCTAACATGATTTTGGGACCGATAGAACGTATAGCCGAAGGAGTAGTAACTGGTTTTTCAGAAAGCTGTATTCCGTCTGGGCCTTCAACTTTTATTTCTGCAAGAGGTAATACATTTGAAAAGGGTTCGAGGCGGGGAGTGATATGTTTAGCAAATGCGTCGTCAAAATTTGCAGTGGTAGTATCAAATAAAAATTCAGACTTAGATGAGTCTAGATTTCTTTTAAGTAATTGACCAGTTGGAGAGTCCAAATCATATGTAAGTGTAGGGCGTCCCTTTTTGTCAGTCTTTGTTACATTTTTACCCGCTACTGTTATTGTGTTGCCTGAAACAGTAACGTCGGACTTTTTTAAGCCTTGCAGTTGAGAAGGTCTGTTGAATGTTGTTGCGTGGTACTTTATAAGATCAGCAGTAGCTTGACCATATTCTTTTTGAATGAGAGGCACAGCTTCAGCATACATCTTGGCAAAGTCTTCCATTGGAAGAAGACCACGCATAGGACGCTCACCTGCCATACCTGTGCGTTGAGTTCCAGCTACAGTCCCCGTGCCCGTAAGCTGTGGGTACATAGCTATTTCAAGATCGCTGCCCGGAACTTTCTCCATTACACCGGAGATTGCATACTTACCAAACAAACCTTTTATACTGTTTTCTAACGCTTGAAGGTTAGGCGCACGATTTGATTTATCTGGACTACTTTCTTTAGTAAAAAGTTTTAAAACCTTATCATCTTTAAGGTCTTTGTACGGCATGCTAATATCCAAGCCCATTTTCTTGAAGCCTGAAGTAAGTGCTCCTATTCTTCTTTTAGCATTGTCACTGGTTGTCGGACGTGATTTAGCGAAACTGATGGCCTCTTCCACAGTGGCGGTGCCAGCTTTCATCTTTTCTACAAACTCTAGTTCGGTGAGTGCCATCGATTAGTACCCGAATACTTCGTCTTGAACTTGGTGGACTTGATTCTTTATCGCACCTAATTGTTGGTGTATAGAAGCGTAGCCGCTCATACGTGTCATCATTCCGTAACGCAACGCATCGTATGCGTGATCTTCTGCCTTCGTGTCTACGTCTTCGCTGTTCGTTTTAGACAGGGGTATACCTGCAATCTGCTTGACGATGTTTTGACAACTAGAGAAAAAACGTAGACGTGGTTCGTTTGTGTACGGATCGTTGGCTAGGCGTCGATGTATTTCCATCTTGCCTTGTATACGATTGCGGTCTGCAGGAGTCCAACGCACACCTGCTCTCATCATCACTTCTGCGATTGAAGGCCCAAAACCAGTCTTGTTCCAGCAAGACGAGTCAAGGACCGTGTAGTGTGGTAGAGGATCTAGTTGTTCGGCTTCTAGTATTCTAGCGGCTAACTCTTCCGCTGTCAAGTGTTTTTGGTATAACTCTCTGTAGATCCAGATGTTGTTG